GCAGTATTTGTTGCTGCAATGGGGATCCACTCAAATACCAACTTTTTAATCCGGTATTGCTGCCACTGTGAAGCAATCGGTGCCAACCAGGGAAAGCTAGTTGCTAAACCCGGGTTGATACTGAGATCCACCTGTAGCGCGAAATCGGTCGAACCTGCGACTGAACCAACAATCAACTCACGTTGCGAAACAACCAAAGAACGAGTCTTTGTCCTCTTCATTACTGGAGCTTTAGTGACCATCTTATAACTGACGGCCGCCGGAGCAACAGATAAAGAAGGCTCAGATTTGGCTGACTTTGGTCTGTTCATTTTCACTTTCTTACTCTTCATTTTCAATGGCATATTAGTACTGGTTACCGCATATATCCAACGGGACTATACATCTCTGAGGAACGCACAGCGAACCGCCGTGTAGTCTCTCGGCATTTTGTTTAGCACGGAACTATTAAGTCGGAGATTCTTCGAATCTAGACAGTACAGAATGTCTATCTGATTAATTTACTGTAGGTTCTTACACCAAGCAGCTTAGATTTCAACCTAATTCCTTTTGGAGGATAAATTAATCATCAAAGCATTTCATACTTCTAAAAACTTCAAGGACAACACCACTGGCCGAAAGGAGACTACCCTTGATACAGTTTTCCAAAGCTGTATGAAGGGCTATCAATCCAATGGGCACACAGAGGCTGCCAGACAATCTCGACACCGTTTTGGGGTATTACCCTCAGAAACCCAGTAACAGTTTAACGTCTTGTTTAGGACGAGAAGTCAAATGAAGGGTCATCCACAAAACTCTCATAACTGAACGATTGTTTAGGACCGTAGGTGGGTCTCACAGAATAATCATAATGAATTATTCCATGACCACTACGAATAGTCGTGATCGTTCGGCTACCAGAGATTCGTTTCGGTGTCTGAAGAACATTTAACGGAGGACAGATAGGTCCACCTCGAGAAAACATCTGAGCGACCCAGTAATGAGACAGACGGTCCCAGGACATAGGCTTCAGACGATACTCAGGTTTAAACTTCACTGTCATCACATTGTCATCCACAGGTGGATCTCCACGGGCACGAGCTGCATAAGCAATTCGTGTTAACCAGTCGTCTGAATTAGCCTCTACTTCATCCTTTTCAGGAACGTAGGGGCCAGTAACAAAACGATAATGGAGAAGTGCATTAGCGTATTTAGCAGAAGGAATAGACATCCCTTCCCGACGGTATAAAGCCATCGAAGGATCATTAATGAATCGAGAAGCCATAAGCCTCTGATCTTTCGTGACCCGAGAACGCCAATCTGAAGGAGCAATTGAATCATCTAATCCAAAACCGCCTAAATGGACTGGAAAGTACCAATTAGGACGATAAATCGGACCAAACCACTCGGGACCAAAACGGTTCATTGTAGCAGGGACCGAGGAACGAGTCCAAGGACACTGCAGAACCATTTTGGAAACCTCACGGCCAATCTGCACAGGAGTTGCAACAGAATCTCCCTCTTTCAAGGAGGAACCTGTAAGCATCTTCTGATTGAAATAACCACAGCGATTCATTCGATCATTTCGTTTGAATAACTGAGAATTAATCATACAAGCAAATGGACTGAGGTAATGCTTTCCTGTTGAAATCTTAAAACCTGCCTCTTTCGAGATAGGTAGAAAGAAATCGTCATGAAACTCCTTCGTACACTTAAACAACATGTCATCACCGTTGACGAGGACTTGATGCTTCATTAAACTCTGAAGTCTAGATCGTTCTTCAAAGGTTTTCTCCTTGCCACAACTGACCCACCTCTTTAAGGCGAGTCGGTAAACAGCAAGGTTAATAACACAGAGAAGAGGAAAAGACAACGGATGGCCCATAAGCTGTCCTTCCACAGAAAGACAGGAACGAATGTTTGGATCCAAAGGATCCAAAGTCCATCGTCCTCCTGTCTTTTTGGGATAGAAGGCCCGGCCAGGCATCAAACTCATCAGTCCTAAATTGAAATACGGGCTTTCCCGAACTCCTTCGAAGGCTGCAAAAGTTGCAGACTTCTTAAGTAAATCGGTAGCGGCTTCGTAATCAACAGAACACCAGAAAGGAAGCTCCTTTAGAACTTCATCAATTTTCCTGACTGATTCCAAAAGATCTGGATGCAACATAGTGCTGCTAGAATGATTCTTCCATTGTTTTAACAGCAGCCCTTGTAGGGGCTGGAGTGCTGTGTAAACAAATCCATCACCTTTGGTGATCATCCGGAACTTTCCTGGTTCCGGGATTGCCATCACTTCCACATTCAGCCCCTCCGGCTCCCCGGTTTTCGCTGGAAGGCGATATAACCGTTCGTGAGCAGTCGAGAATGCTAAATCTGATTGAGTCTTTCTCCAATCTTCAATCTTTTGACACAATGTCACAAGTCTTCCCAAAGGCTGTCTTTCATCAAGATTCAGTCTAGGAAATTTGAAGTGGTTGAAAAGAGAAAGAGACCCACCACAACGTCGAGAGGCCTGCATACAGGCTGAGCCAGAAGGCATAAATTTTGAATAATCTTCGGATCCCTGAATCTGAAAAACTTCACGTGAGACAAGTGTTATCTCAGTGCGGAGTGAATCAGAAATCGGGGTCTGGGGAGTACTCAAACGGGCGTAATGTTTATCAAACGCCGCTTGCTTACTGACATCGCTTAGAGCGGGCCAGGACCTTTTAGATCCTTTCTGAAGTGAGTAGATGAACGACAAATCATGGGAAGCAACCGCACGGCTAATAAACCGACGGCAGTAACCCGAGAATAGTGGTTCTTTTACCCAATCAGGACGGTTGGGAGGGCTGTGATGATCGTGAACAGCAGTGCAGAGAAGGCTATCTAGCCAATATTTGCAGTATGTCTGTTCATGGTTGTCAGGGGTGACATTGTCGTATATTCGTCCCAAGGAGTGAGAGAGAGATAATTTAAATCTCCCAAAATCCTTTTCTGAAAACCAAATTGGTTTCAGGGAACGTCTAGTGACAAAACACCAAATGAAGCTCCTGAGGAGCTGTGTTGCGACTAGTAAACTAGTCTCGGAGAATGCAGAATGACATTTCTTAAAATGTCGAATGGCATCTTTCTCCGCGGTTAGTACGACTGTCGCGGCATTCCGTCTTTCGACGGCACAAGCGTCGGGTGTCGAGTGAGTTGAAAGAACGTCTTGGGGGACTTTTGTTCTCCGACTCGATCTGGACTCCTTCGGCGTGTCCTTTATTAAGGATTTGCCCGCAACTATCATACTGGCAGCTACAATACCGCCAATAGGCGAATAGGCTAAGGCCTGCGTAGACCCAGAATTCGTTCTTTTTCGCTGAACGAATGACATCACACTGGTTGTAAAACTTGTGTGGG